TTAAAACAGTATGCCAATTATGATGTACTTGTTATTGATGAAGTGGGTTATCTGCCCTTTTCAAGAGATGGAGCGAGTCTTCTCTTTCAACTGATTAATATGAGATATGAAAAGAAATCCACGTTGATTACTACGAATATCCCACTTTCTCAATGGTCTGAGTTTCTTCAAGATAAGAAATTAACGAATGCTTTATTGGACCGCTTGGTTCATCATTCTAAAGTCATTTCTATTACTGGAAAATCTTATAGAATGAAAGACTATAGTGAGAAGAAAACCAAAACCCCAAAAAGTAAATAAAGTGATGGGCCCAAAACCAACAATTTGGGTGGCCCATTTCCTACATTTTCAATGACCCAAAACCAACATTTTTAGATGGCCCTTGACACACTCATCTTCATTTTTATCCTAGATTCTTCATTCAAACCTATAGAAAAAACAGCTATCTTTAGAGGAGATAGCTGTTTGTAATCGTAAATATGATAAATTTCTGCAAGGTCACACATTAGCGCTTCTTCATCAAACTTTATCATTCTGGCAAGGAGAATTAGTTTTTTATTTTATTTTGAGCTGCAAAAATATCTTCAAGCGCTTCTCTGATTTTGTCAGTCGAAACAAGACCTTCTTCATCTCGAAGATAGTTTTTTAAATTTTTAGATTGATGTTCTCCCAATAAGAGATTTAACATTTTTGGTAACAGAAGAGGATTTTCATCAACTTCTGACAAAATTTCTACCAACTCGAAATTATTTAAACGTTCAGTTGTAATTTCATAACGAAATCCGGATTTTGTTGTTCCTTTTAACATATTTCTCGCTTTCTTTATTTAATATTTACGGGGTCATTAGAGTTAAACAGTTGTATCGATTATGTAGTCGTAGTGAGAGTTGCCAACTTTATCTGGTAAACCAGTAAGAGTAATCTCAAATCCAACAGCATCAGAGTCGTTATAAGAAATATCTCCAATTTCAGATACTTTCCCCTGTGGAATTACAATTCGCTTAAATACTCCATCACGTACTGTCATATCAATGACAACTGGATGCTCAATAAGTTCTTTTGAATTAGCCTTAACCGTAATTCCAGTTTTAAGGGTTCCGGTTACATTGCCAGCCCCATATACTTCTTTAAGTACTTCAACATTCAAAGCTTCAATCAACGTATAGCTAAATGTATCTTCTTTTTCTGTTTGTACTGTAGCAACCGTATCGCCACCCCAAGCTTTGATACTATCAGATTTTGGTGAGTTTTTATTTTTTAATCCATCCTCTGAAATATATCCCAACGGTTTAAAAGCAACATTTAGTGCTATTTTTGCATCAGTTGGTAAAGGTGTACCTTTCGGCGCTGAGTAAATAGCACCATCAATTCTGGGCTTTGCAGTAGTTACGTTTTCTACTTGTACCATTTTAATCCTCCTAATAATGATTAATATCAAATACCGCTTGATAGCGGTATTCTTTAGTTTCTGTGTCAGTAAAGTTGTAGTCACTGTTCAGTGATACATTGCTAATTTCATTTAGTTCGATTAGCTGTTCTATAACTTCTTTCAATTGTTCATTTAGCTTTGCTGCTTCATACATAGAAGGAGCATAGCTCTGAAAAGCAAATGTTGAAGATAAAAGATGATTGCTCTTGCTACTACCTGTTTTTTCAAATAAAACATAGCTTAATGGCATCTTTCCTTTTTTCTCCAAAAAAGACGATACCGATAAATGAGTATCAAGAAAATTTTTAATAATAATCTCAATCATTTAACGCACCGCCTTTAAAATTGTATTGTTTTTCATGTTGTCACGCTTTGCTTGATAAGTTTCGGCAAATACCATCGCATTAGCACGATTTTTACCAACATGCATATCTTGACCATAACCTGGTCCACAACGCTGTTTAACAGCAGATGCTTTTTCTTTAAGAATTGCTTGCATTTCCGGTGATTTCATCATACTAGCAACTCCACTACGATTTAATTTGAATAGATTTTTAGCCATAATGTTCCACCGTCACTTTCTTGTTCCAATCTAATGGAATAAGTCCCTCGATTCCTTCAAGTGGTTCTCCAAAAGTCCGCCACGTTTTACCAAAGAATCTAACTTTTTTATTTTCCCAATCATGAGTATCCTTTTTTGGAATAGCTAGAGTATAGATTGCTTTTTTTCCTGTCAAAGTAAGCTGATTAACAATATCATCCGATGAGGTTGGGGAAACTAAGACGTTATTGACCACAATTTTCTTATCTTCATAAATTGGGTTTCCAAAAGGGTCTTTCCCTGTTTCTACATTGTCAATCAAAGTTACAGCAATTCCCTTAATCATTCCCATAAAAATCAATCACCCCAAATCTTTGTTTTTTTAGTCCTAAACGGCTTAATTCAGAATTTTTTATGAATAAACCACCTCCAGGAACAAGATATGAACCAGAAACAGAGTAACCAAGCGCACTCTCTGTTGTCTGAGTCATGGGTTCTTGATCAGTTGATGTCATAAGTGTTCTAGCAACAATATCTACCGTAACTGACTTTACAACACTTGCAAAATAAGAAGGTTTTTCAGCAATCATTGCATCTAAATCTCTCCCCACTTTATCAGCTTCTGCACGTAAGGAATCTGAGACAATTTCAAGCAACTTTTCAGATCGTTCTTTTTCATCTCCCTTTAAAGGGCGCCATAGCATCGTTAAATCATCAACTGTAGCAAAAGGATTCATATTACTCCTTTCCTTGCTCCATCATCAAATCATAAAGCACTTGTTTGTTTGCACGTTTATCATATCCAACACCGAAAGCGTCAAGTTCTTGCATGATTTGATCTTTAGTAATCCAGTCATAGTTCCCATCTACATTTGATTCTTCCACCACTTGCTCTTGTTCAGCTTTTTTGGAGTCTGCATCATTAGCTTGGATATCTACAACAGCTTCTTTCGATTCATTTTCAAGTACCCAATCGCCACCTGAGATTTTAAACTCTGTGTCGATTGTGGCTTTAGTTAATGTATTAAAGTATCTCATTTAATACCTCCTTATTAATTAGCTTCAGTTACCCGAGCAAATTTAGTAGCATCAAGGATACCCCAACCAAGGAACAATTCAGCACGGATGTAGACTTGGTTATAACCTTTAAGGTCAAGACCTGAGTTGTCTGGGTCACCGTATTGGATAACTTCGAGTGGCACTTCTTTCGCGTAACCCCATTTAAATCCGTTAGCAAAATCTCCGATGATAGCGCGGTCTCTTTGCGTCAACGACATATCAGATACTGTCTTATTGACATCTACTGGCAAGCCGTTGATAGTGTCAGGTGTTGCACCCCATTTCAATTCAGGGAAAAGTGCATTTCCTTGCAAGTCTTTTTGCTTAGAGAGGGCTGAACGGAATGATGGATTGATTGCAATACCAGTTACATCAGCATCAACACCAGTTAACAACTCTACCGCATTTTCAATAGCGCCGTTGGGATCTGCAATGCCTCTTGGAGCTTCAACTTTTTGCGTAACTTTAGAGTCAAAGTGGTTTGTCCCAATAACAGCCGATGCTGTACCTAGGCGAGGGTTGACACCGTGAAATGCCATTAAGTCAATACCACGAGCAACTTTTTTAGCAAAACCGTCATTAAACGCCTGCAAGATGTTAATTTTTCTTCATCTGATGCGTACATAAATTCGTCTGAAATACGCGCACCGTACTCAACTTTGATTGGTACCATTGTTTGTGGTGCAAGTTTTACTCCGCCGTGAGTTTTCTTACCGCTCTCTGCTACGACATCAATTTCTGAATCCATCGTAAATGTGAAAACTTTTTCACCGTTGAACGGAATAGGTTTTTGAGCTGACAAGCGTGCGATTGAGCTTTTTCCAGCTACTTTGCTGATTAGGTCTGTGACCAATTCTGGGTCAAATAATGTTCCTTTGTTTAATACCATGTTTTATTCTCCTTCTGTTTTTAGTCCATCGACTAATTTACGATAAGCTCCATCTTTTCCGTCACCCAAATTTGGTTCAACATCTTTAAGTGGTGCAGGTGGAGTTTTTGGTTTAATGAATCCGCTGAAACGTTCAGCATCAGCTTTAAGTGATTCTTCATCATCGCCTGAAAGTCGGTCAGCCAAATCTAATGGCAAACCAGCTTTAATAGCAATAGATTGTTTGAGTTGAGTTGTTTTGTAACCACTGATTTGTTTTTCATAATCAGCTTTTTCTTGTTCCCAAGATTTTGATTCTTCAATAGTCGCTTGATATGCAGTGTTATCTGCTTCAAGTGCAGCAATTTTAGTTTTGAGTTCATCATAATCAGCAAAATTAGCTTCAATCGTTTCTTTTTGACGTGCCAATCTTGTTTCAATGATTTGGTTTAACTCTTCTTGCGTTTTTGGTAAATTATTTTCTGACATAGTCAAATCCTTTCTCCTGCTTGCCCGGCAGTTCGGTAATTTTTGGTACAAAAAAACGACTTAAAAAGTCGTCTAATACCGTATTTGTTGTTTTTTCTTCGGCTTGTTATTGCTACAAGCCCAATGCGCCAACAACGCACTGTCCATTAAACTGATATCCATATCATCAAATTGTGATTTATATCCAAATCCACCGCTAGTACCGATATTTCTCTTGTCACAGTTAGTGACTACAGTAGAAAGTGAAGGTTGTCCAGAATGGCAAAAGTTTTTTTGAAAAATCCCTTGTTCCCATAGGGAATTAGCATTGATAATTTCTTTTACAGTTGGTAGTATCGGTTCTTTCAATTTGAAATCTTTCATTTCACTCGTTAAGATACTTTGACCACTTTGACCATCAATAACAACTTTTTCAACATCTGCTTTCTTTAAGAAATTGATAATCCATTGGTTGCCATTCCTTATGGACTGACAATCGATTGTTTCAACAAATACCTTTCCTGATAGTGTTTTCACCGCAATACTCATTGCAACATTTGCACCATCATTCCCATACTTAATACCAACAAAGAGCTTCCCTTTGATAACTGGCAAACGATTAACCTTGAGCGCATTCCATTCTTGTTCTGAAATGACTGATTTCTGGTTATATTTTGGCCAATAGCCAAGACGTTGAACATTATGATCCAACTTATCTTCACCAAGCTCGGCTTCGATTTTCCGTTCGTTTAAGTGATAGCCCATAGATGGATTAGAATTGTACCAGGCTTCGACATCATGAATGTCCTTGACATCTTCAACCGACCACTCCGCCCAACCTGAATACTTTGCTTTACCAGCTATGGTATTATCTCGATAATTTGTAAAAACAGTTCCACTTGATACTGGTGTTGGAGGTGTTCCACACATTATAGTCATTGGATTATCACTGTCAGTAACAGTATATTTCAATGCTGATTCTTGCTCAGTAGTATATTCCTGAGCTTCATCAATTACTAAAATGTCAAATCCTTCTCCAAGACCACCACTTGATGTTCTTGTTCTGAACTGAATTACTCCACCAGAATCAATTAATTCCAATCTTTCTTGCCCTTTAGCTTTGATAGATTTGAAATCTTCTCCTTCAACATAACCACTATCTTCAAGATATTTTTTTAATTCTCATAAGATGAGTGGGACGTACTAATTCGGTGTGCTGTATGAAGAATGCTTAAGCCTTGTTCAAGTGACCATAATTCAAGGATATATACAATTTCTGTTTTACCATTCCGCCGTGGGATTGAATATCCAAACTTTTGGTGTGTCCATAAACCATCTTCATCAATGGCCATAACCTCTTTCAAAAGGTTCTTCTGCCATGGATAACACTCATGTTTTGATTTTTCGTAAATCTCAATAGCTTCTTGATATTTTGTTTCAGTAAATGGAAGTATTACCGATTGAGTAGGATACTGATTGCCAAATCTTTTTTCAGCAGTCATGTTATTCCTCCTTCAATCTAAATGCATGATAACCCTGTCGCTGGGATGAGTTATTTTTTACTTTTTAAATTCAAATTTTTACGTTCAGCAATCTTTGCTTCTTTATCTGGGTCAACCCAGCTTTTAGACCAAACATCCTGACGTAGTTTATGAATACCTCTAGGATCGTATTCTACTGTGCAACGGCAACGCTCATGACGATGATACACGTCACTTGGAACATTAGGATAATCGTATGAACCTGCCAAATTTCTACACCAATCGCATGCTTTACCTACTAACTTTCGTACAATTTTTGGTTTTAAACCTGCTTTTGCTTGAAAATCAATATTTTCTTAATCGTATCATCAACAACACTCTGGCTAAATGTTACTATTGGCTCTTTCAAAAGCCAAAGTATTTTTTCAAAATCATCTTCACTAGAAATACGGTTAACAATGCCATCAATTCTATCTTGATTGAGTTCTGGCACTTGTGATTTTAATTTAAATCCAGCTAATTGATTGAGTTCGCTCTGAACATCCGTTGAATACCCTGAAATTAAATCAAAATTTTTCTTCAATATGGAATTTAACAATCTATCTGCAATGTTGAAATACATTTTTCCGTCAGGTAAAACATCTACTGTTACATGAGTTCCCAAAACATCAGATAAAATTTGACCAACTTCGACACCAAATTCATTTGCTTGAATATAAGTTGCTTTTTTAGTTTTCAACAATTCCATTGATTGCTTCAACTTTTTACTATTTGCTGCTCTTTCATCAAAATCTTGATTTATTTTTTCTAAAAGAGGTGGTAAAATATCTTCCATTATTCAGCTCCTTTAATTCCAGTTAAATCACGAATGGTATCTTTATTTATGAACTCAGGAATTGCTTGATTGAGTTTAATTGCTCCATCTCCAATAAGACTTAACATGCTTGCATCAGCTTCAAACAATGGTTCCCATTTCGGTTTTGTTTTGCTAAACTGTTCTCTTAGATAAGGTACATCATCACGCAAACATGCTGCAAGATAAGCTACATTTAGTAATCCTGCTCCCAAACTTCGTTGAGCCTTTCTACCAGCCAATCGTAAGTTTTCATGACTTGCCTTAATTGCTTCAACCGATGATGGATTATCAGAAACAAATCCTAAATCATCAAGAGTTAACCCAGTTTCACCAGCAAAACCAGCCGCTGCAGTTCTAAGTTGTTCAGTAAATGGCGACATGCTTGGTTGGGTAAATTGTCCAAGAGTTGGTTTATCGCCATCCTCGTCTTTTGTAAATTGCAACATGCTTGAAACTGTTGCTTTCCAAGTTTCCATTGGTTCCGCATCATCACTCAATCCAGTTACATATTTTTGAGGGAAAGAATAAAACTCAGCAGTTACATCAGCTCTTTCAAGTGTTCGTTTTGCATTGCTTTGCCAATACATTCCTGAACGTGTAATACGAGAACGCCCAAAAGGACGAACTGCATCAGGACGGTGAATGATAGGCACTAACAGTGGATGACCTGTTTGATTAGCAATCGAAATATTATTACTTGAATCACGATAATAATAATCTGTTCTATCAGGCAAGAAATGAGCTTCAAGGACAACATTATTGTTTTCATCTCGTTCTAAAACTGCATATCCCTCTGTCAGTAATCCAGTAATTGGGTCAATAATTCCTGTTGCATTGACCGCTTCAATAACTTGAAGTCGTACTGCATCATTTGCACCTTTAGAAATATAAATAAAGCTACATGATGCAATAAGCGCTGACAAGACAGCACTATCAAAAAATATATCAGGATTATTTTCCTCAAAAATTTCATTTACTGTAAAGTCATCATTTTCAAATTCTCGAAAAACAAGACGGTCTGCAAGACTATCAACTCCTTTTGCACACCAGCCTAATATTGAACGATATTGTTGGCTTAATGCTTGTGGAATTGTAATCCCTTTGAATCTATCAATATGTTTCATTGCATATTGTTCATAGCGCATTTCTGCTCTTCGTTTATGAACAGATAGCTTAAATCTCAGGTATCCAATACCTTTTTCAGTCAATTTTTTGCTCCTTTCTAAAGTCGCGTGAGAAAAAATGTACAGTGACGGCGTGAAGTACGAGCTGACCCAGAGGGAGGGGGATATGCCCCCATAGTTTCTCTCCTAAGCTCTTTAAATTATTTTTAATAATATTTATCATAAATAAATTAAGATACATAAGAAGACCAATCACGGCTTTGTGGTAAGTTACGATTACCTAATACCTTTGGTTCTTCTTGCTTCACATTGAATAGCTTGTCAGACTTCTGACGGTTGCAAGTCCAGTGAGCAAGCTGTAAGTTATCCATCGCTGAAGGATGACCACCTTTGTTAATTGGAATGATGTGGTCAACAACTGGACTCAATGGATCAGGAGCTTTCAATCTCTTATCGATTGGCTTGCCACATATTCCACAAGTGTTCTGTGTCTTTAAAAGAATCTTTCTATTCTTATCAAAGGCTACACGATGCGCACCAGTACGGTCAGCACGTAATGCTATGGGAGGTCACCTCACTTTCGCCACACAAAAAGCCAACAGAATATATCCGCTGGCTTTATTTGTTTTATTTGATGATACTATAATACAACATTTATCTTGTCAGTTTTCGCCCAAAAGGTGACAAATTACCAGAAGCCGTCACATATCTCATCATACTTCTCAAGTATTGCTCTTCTCTTTCTAAAGTATTGGCGCTCAGTTATGTGACACTTATCAGCTATCTCTGGTACTGTATAACGTTTACCAGATAACCAACGGTAATGAAATACCAATTGCATATCTTCATCATCTCCAAACCAATCTTGTAACTCATTGATTCGGTTCTTAAACTCATATAGACTTTGGAGTTTACTGTCAGCATCCCATTTCATAACCATATCTTCTACTGGCTTTGAGACTATACTTGACCTACCGCCACCTACATTATTATCATGTGATTGTTTAACTTCTAACTCATACTTGCGATACTGAATAGCGTGGTCAATTCGTTGACACATAAAGAGTTTCTTCTCTATAGCTTTCAAGTCGCTGTCAGTAAGGTTATATCTTCTACTCATAGTGTCTTAACTCCTTATATTTATGATATAATAGTAGTTAAGAATTCAGTTTTTAAAGCCCACTGCAATGGGCTTTTTTTCTATTCTTTTGCAGCTTTTAAATCATTGTAGAACTTTATTATTTTTTCGACTTCATCTAAAGTTAACCCTCGAAGTTCAACTATTTGCTTTTTATTAGTTGAAAAGAGACCAGTGTTCTCTTCAGTTTTGAAATAGATTTCCATTTTCCCTCCAGTTGAGTTTAGCGAGTTCCTAGCTCAGTATGATATAATTTGTAAGACCATAAAAATATAAACGTTAGAATTCACAATTTCGCTCAAGCTTGGTCAGCTTGGGCTTTTTTTGCGTTCAATCCCTCCCCACCAGTCATTGACCAGCGATATTAGTTTGTTTGTATTTTTCCATAACATTTGGATATTTGCCAACAAATTTTAATTGTTCTTGATGTAAACGATCGGACCAATGAAAAAGTCTATCAATTTCTGCTAAAGCGCTCAACTTTTGGTAGATCTCTTTAATGTAAAACTCTGCATTTCCTACTGATTTCCAATATGCTGATGTTCTAACTGTATTCCCATTTTCAGCAAGTTTACTTGCGTTAATATCAGCCTTTTCTTTTTTCTTTATCAGGCTATCAATTTCTTTTAATATAATCTTTAACAACTTTATTTGGTAGTTTTGTACTATTTCCTCTGTTGTTGTCACTTATTTCTCCCCAGTGCTACCAAATCCGCCTGTACGCTTTCCATTTGCGTTGTCATCGTCTGTTGTAAGGTATTTGACAAATACCCCTTGCATTATTCTTTGACCTTTAGAAATGGTTACAGGCTCTTTTGAGATGTTCATAAATAAGCCTTTAAATTCTTGCGGATAGTAATCTGAATCGATAATTCCTACTGAATTAATCAATGCAATGCCACGCTTAACTGGATTACTTGAACGGTCGTATAATTTCAATACTTCATCATCTCCAAGTTGAACAGCTAGTCCAGTGCTTACCATTTTAATTTCATCAGGTTGAATCGTAACTGTTTCACTTGCTGAAATGTCATATCCTGCGCTATGTTCTGTCGCTCGTTCTGGAATAGTCGCATTTCCGTCNACGCTTTCCATTTGCGTTGTCATCGTCTGTTGTAAGGTATTTGACAAATACCCCTTGCATTATTCTTTGACCTTTAGAAATGGTTACAGGCTCTTTTGAGATGTTCATAAATAAGCCTTTAAATTCTTGCGGATAGTAATCTGAATCGATAATTCCTACTGAATTAATCAATGCAATGCCACGCTTAACTGGATTACTTGAACGGTCGTATAATTTCAATACTTCATCATCTCCAAGTTGAACAGCTAGTCCAGTGCTTACCATTTTAATTTCATCAGGTTGAATCGTAACTGTTTCACTTGCTGAAATGTCATATCCTGCGCTATGTTCTGTCGCTCGTTCTGGAATAGTCGCATTTCCGTCTAGTTTTTTAAATTCTCTTGTCATTCTCCGTCCTCCACAGGCACAGCAAACTGCCAGTAACGCTCATCAATTGACTTGATTTCTTGTTCTGTTAATTTTAATGCATAATCTTTTCCTTTTGTAAATTCTGAGATTATTCCACTTTCCACTTTTGATACGAAGGTTGAATCGCTGGTTGAATCGCTTAATCCAAAAACTTTTGGTAAGTCAATATAGAACAGCTGCGGTTTTTCGACTTGATAGTTACCAGTGATAAAAGCTAGAGCGAACTCTTCTGGATGATTAAGGCGCCAAACAATTGCTTCATTCCAATACTTTGCAGGGCATTCGTCAAATTTACTATTGAATGCAAACGTTAAATTATTGCCTGCTTTTTTCACTTTAGTAATAAATTCACCCACACACTCAGGCACGACTGGCAGGGCTTGCTGTGGTTTTGCGTTACTTAGTTTACTTTCAAGATAATTGATATATTCATCTCGTTCTTGAATACACTTGTGAGCTTCCCTATTTTTGTTAGTATAAAACTCTACGGCATTGCTTAGTAAAGGCTTGATACTATCTTGAGTGATATTGCTAATCGGTCTTTTCATTTCTTTAGTCATTTTTCGTGTCCTCTCTTAATAATTCAGGGTTCTCATAGATATTTCCTATGACTTCATAATTCAATTTATTTGTACTCGCCCAGTATTCTTGCCGATATAACCGATTTCCTTCAAAAATAATTGAATATCCATATTTTGGAGAATATTCAAGATAACCGATTTTGTCATCAGGAGCTAAGAATATAGCATGCAGTTTTAAAATGTCACCTTCATAAATTTCAACGCCATTTTTATCTTTTATTCCTGTTGACTGCATAAATTCAACGTCTTCATCAGCGCCAGTACAGAAATGGTCAAAACGATAATTAATGCTATCGTCGAAATATTCAACCTCTCCATAACTCATACGCTCATCTTGTTTATCCCAAGCTCTTAATTTTGGTATCATCTAGCTGCTCCTATAATCCTAATTCTTCTTTTCTTGAGTTTTCGATTGCCATTTGCGCTCTGATATTTCTTCGCAACCTACGTTCTTCTTTTGTTTCGTGTTTTCTACGTTCTTTTTCTTTGCGCTCATCTATGCTTAAATCATAATTTCTTTGCGTGTCAAGTTGAGGGAAACGTTTTTTAGTTTCTGTTTCGTTAAAAATGGCATATTTCACAGTTCCAATTTGGTCATAATCAAGTTTTCCTTTAGAGATCCAAAAATAAACGTTTTGCTTTTTAACATGAAATTGTTCTGCGAGTTCGTCTGCTGTCCCCGTACCTAGTAAACGCCCTGATTGATAAACAGAGTAGACTTTTTTAGCAATTCCTTTTTTACCCGGACTTTTTCTGACTGGTGGAACTTCATCAGAATTTTCATATCCGAATGGTACTGCGTGTTTCAATGGCATTCTTTTACGCAATGGCAATCTCCCTTTTCTAACCCATGTATCTACCGTTGCCAACGATACTCCGTACTTAGCTGAAAAACTTTCGCGCGACCCTTTAGCCACTAATTTTCCGTCAACAAACAAAGAATATCCTTTCGCTTTCTCTGTTTTACTCATTTTTTTCTCCTAATTTTTAATTTTTTCGTGAAACTCAGCTTGCATTTCCTGATTAAACTTGCTTTGGCTATCTAATTCAAATTCTTTTTTGGTTTGCTCAATCGATATATTTTGACTAGCAAGTTTACTAATTCGCCTAGCTTCATTTCTTGTGTCGTAATATCCCATATTTAACACCTCATATTTTAGCTTCTAAGCGCTTTTAGATTGTTCGTGATAAATTATCCATGAAATGGTTTAAGCACTCAATGTAACCGTAATTTTCATGAATTAGAGCTATTCAAATATAACTAATGATTCTGTCAGTTGTTTATCCATAAAATTAAACAGTTGATCCCAAGTCATATCTTTTCCGTTGTTGAAAACAGATTTAATATCTCGATAAATTTCAATCAGCTCATGACTTCCTTTAGTTCTAACTGTGATATAAACCGAATTACTTCCATAACCGTCATATCTTGCTTTCTTAGCTAAGTTAAACAATTTAACAGTTGGTATGATTCTGAATACTGTCATTCTTACACCTCTGTAATTTCAATTTTCGTAAACCAAAAATAATAGGGCTGTCGGTGCTATACCTCATAGAGGGCTTCATTACTCTACCGACTGTATTAAGTTCCTTGCTGCAACACCCTAGTGATTATTTATCCGTTAATAATTTTCATCGCATCTTCAACGCTCCGTGCAATTCCTGCAAGTGCGCCGTTTTTACGCATTGTTTCTAAAAAATAGATTTGATCAGGTCTTACTCGACCTGTTTCACTTTTTACTTCAATATAAAATACTTGACCGTCTGGGCGAAAGCCGTACAAATCCGCATGGCCTTTTGGCAATCCTGTATCAAACCAACGGCCGTCAATCGTTTGTACTTTCCCAACATTACTGCGAAATATTTTATTTCCAGCTTGCGATACTGCAAGCATTATTTCTGACTGGATTTGATGTTCTGACTTCATAAGTTAAGTTATGGAACAGTTGGAACAGTTTCGATTCAGTCATACCAACATTTGAACCATTGTTCCATTTGTTCCATTAATTTCACACTCCTTTTTTATTTATATATTTATCTTTTTATTTACTATTTCTTATTTATTAAAGGAACAATGGAACAAAAAGATAATAAGTATAGATATATCAAGGTTTTTGAGTTGTTCCATGACTTATTAAATAATGGAACAACTATGGAACAGTTGGAACAGTTTCCCAACACCATATAGGCTTTTCTTTATCTTCACTATCCCAACGAAAACCAATATAATAATTTGGAACATCATTCGTAGGTAAAAACTCATCTTTAGGTCGAATTTTTTCTTTTGCCAGTTATCAGGTATATTTTTACTTAAATCATTATCAAACTGTCTTTTAGCTAATGCTGTATAACCCGAATCTCTACACCACTCTTGATAGAGCCACCATAAGAAACGAACAGGTAAGACACTTGATTTAAATTGAGGAAACCACTCATTGACAAATTCAATAATTGAGTTGTTCTTTTCCTTGAACTCCTGCATCATCACCTTTGTTGCTTGCGGTTCATCAAATCGTTCAAAGTTTAATTCAATTGCTTTTTTCAAAACGTATTGGAGAACTTCTTCACGGAAAATGTAATCATCTTTGATTGCCCAATTATCGTCCTTAGCTGAAAATGTTTTTCTAAAAGGAATAATTAAGAAACGTCGATAGGTTCCGTTTGTTTTATTTCTGACTTTAGGCAATCCATTCGTAGATTGAATGACCGTCTTTTTATAAAATGAAACGTAAGGTTGTTTCCCTTTTTCTTCGACAAAAACAGGTTCACCAGTGACTACACTATTAAAGTTTGAACTGTCATCAATATATAATCCGGCTTGAACATCATCTCCGATGATTACAGTCTTACCTTCAATCATCGATAGTGTGAAACGTTCAGAAAATTGATTAATTTTTAAACTCGCTACATTTTGCAAACCAACTAAATTACTAATTAATTGTTGTAATGTTCCCTTACCGTCATTCCCTTCACCGACAAACCAGATAGATTTGCGATAAGAGTAATTCCCATTTAAACTTGCTGAGATGACTTGCCATAACAATTTGACAAGTTCTTCATCTCCACTCATTAAATCAAGTAACCAATCGTCCACATTCCAGCCATTGATATTAGGTGCTTCGATTTCTTCGATATATTCTGTTTCAATCGTTGAATTGAAAACATATCGGTTAGAAAACGGTTCTAATTTTTTTGTTTTCTTATTATAGATGCCATTTTTCACAGGTACTAAATCACGACTCGCTGTGCTTTCAACTTCTTTCGCCATATTTTTTAGATGAAAGATGACTTGATTTGATTTAGCTTCCGAAAAGCTAGGTTCAAGCCAGAAAATCACATTATGAAAGAAATCTGCTCGTGTTTCATAAATTCCTTTATCAATGTTATAAACAGCCAAACGATCATTAATTTTTACAATTGTCATGTGTTCCTGCATCTTAGTTGCGACAACTAAAGGAGGAACACTTTTTACTTTGTCGTTTTCTTCGAGGTAAAACTCTCTAAATCTTTTGAAATTATTTCTCAGGTCTCTGAGACTTGTAATTTCATTTGTTGGAAAGCTGACAATTTTCTTTGATTCATTATATTCAGCCTCCATCGCTTCGAATTCCATTTCTTCGCCTCATCTCCTTCTTAAACATACTTTCAAAAGTCCTTTCAAACTCTTTATCTTCTAATGGATCACTTGTGGAAAAATTAGCTTGTTTAGCTAATTGATAAACCACATCAAAATCCACATTTCTTAAAAACAAACCACCTATAAATCGAGCTAAAGCATCATTTCTGCCGCCACTATCTCCCAAGCCATGAACAATTGTTTCAAACAGTTGAGCAGTTTTGCTGCTTCCACTTGTTGTAAATCCTGAAAAATCATAATGGGTATAATTGTCGCGGTTTTTCATAATTTCACGAATCAATTCTTTAGGTGCAGTAATAATTGGCAACTGGTTATCCCATTTATACTGGCCTTTTCTCGTAACGCTAGGTGGAATCACAACGTAATTGTTTTCGTGGGCCTTAATGTCAACTCCTTTTAGAAATCCAATGCGTTGAGTCACGGCCATATCTTCACGTTTCAAGAAAAAGTATTGTTTTCCACCACTCGACGTGGTTTGTGATAAGGTAGGTTTCCACCATTCTTCATCTAACAACGGTTGAATGGATTCGTACCCGTTTATATCGTTATGAACATCAACGTCTACCACAACGAATTTATCGCACTTCATGGCTAAATTTGCTGTAGGGTTTTGTTTCCAAAAATCTTTGATTTCATCTTCTGTCAGTGGCTCACGATCTGCAAATTCTATCATTGGCTTTTTGTCACGAGAAACTGGAATAATTGATATTCCGAGTTTCTTGTAACGTAAGGCCGTCTCAAGCATTATATTTTCCATATTTAGAAAGGCCAAGCGCCGTCGCTGATTTCAGGGGCGCTTTGAGCCGCAAGCATACTGGTTTCCATTTTCTTCACATTCAAGTTTTCATAAGTCTTACCATTTGATTCGCTTGTTTCATTCTTAACTGTGACTTTCAAAGCTTTTCCTTCAAGCATGCCAAGATAGTCATCTAAGCTCTTGAATTTTGTACCGTTTGGAATCCCTGCTTGTTTCGCAAGATTCATAATAGAACCTTCTGGATATTTCCCAGTATCTTTTTTTTGCCAAATTTTATGGAAAATAACACTATTTTTATGTGGTTGATCAAAATCAGTACGGATGCGAAGTGGAATATCAAGATAATCAGCTCCATTTGGAGTTGTTTTCTCCATAGAGTGCTCAATAGTTACTTCATAAACACCATCTACAATATTTCCGAATTCTGACGCTTTTTCATAATCGATTTCAAACATTTTTTATTACCTTGTGGCTATAGCCACCCTCTCATTTTTTGTTGTTGGAAAACCCAACCGTTTTTATATCCGTGTTGATTTTTGAATTCAACGAGTTCATCAACACTGTCACACATATCAGCACTGATATATGTAGAAACTCGTTTTTTAAGTTTTTGAACTTTTGCTTCAGTTATTTCTTGAAGCTCAATTTCTTTGATATTTTCAAGCTCTCGCTCAGTTAATTCCGGCTCATGGCCACAGTATGGACAAGTCCTTGTATTTGAACTATCAAAACATCCGAAACACATTTCACATTGTTTGATTGTCAATTCGCCTTTTGTGTTATACTCAGAACGTTTTTTTGAAATACCGCTGAGCGTCCACTCTCTATCCTCATTTGGTATCCCGTGTCTTGTATAATTTCCAACGTGGTCAATCAGAATCGCTGTTTTACCAGGTTTAGGATTTAATGGCCTCATTGCAAATTGTAAGAATAGGCTGAGTGATTGAGTTGGTCTTAGCATAATGCAAGTCGTCACATCTGGTAAGTCAACTCCTTCAGTGAATAACTCAACATTAATCAGAACTAATATTTCACCAGCTCTAAATTTATTCATGATAGCTTCACGTTCAGGTTTCGGAGTTTTGCCATGAACTAATTCTGCAGTTATTCCAGCTTGATTGAATTCTTCTGAAATATGTTTTGCTGTTGCTACATTGTGAGCGTAACAGATAGCTTGTTTACCTTTGGATAGTTTATTGTAGTGAGCAATAACGTCTCCATAAATCGCTCTTTTAAATGCTTCATCCATTGACTTTTGTGTAAAATCGCCGCTTGTTTTTTTAGTTGTGAAGTATCAATGATATTTGGGGCATAGTATTTAAAGGGAGCAATATTTCCGTGCTCTTGCAGCCATTTGATGGACTTTCCTGTTATTAAGTCATCTGCCATATCTTCAAACCCTTGACCGTTTAAACGAATAGGCGTTCCAGTAAAGAATAGTTTTAAGGCATTAGGGAAAGCTTCCAGTATTTTTTTATAACTATTCGCTTTGATATGATGTGCTTCATCTACCAGAATAATATCAGGCAGTGGAAGTTCATCAATTTTCCTAACTAATGACTGAACACTTCCAATCGTGACATATTCCATATTGACTTGATTTAATTCAAAAGTTTTAACAACCTGATCATTAATTTCTTTTCGGTGACTAAAGAATAGGACATGATTCTTCTTGTCAGTAGCACCTTTGGAAATATCAGCCATCACAACTGTTTTTCCAGAACGTGGTGGACTTTGCACAATGATTGAGCGATTACCTTTTAAGAATGAGCTTTTAATTGATTCAACTAATTCTTCTTGATAATCACGTAGTTTCATCTGGTGTATCACCTCCTGCTGTAAATAGTTCTTCGACTTTACATCCTTTTCTATCATCCAAACGATTTTTGGCATATACACTGTTAGAAGGCTGCAATATGAAACCACGGACATCATCACCGTCGTCGGTTCGTTTAATTACAATTCGAGCTACAACATCAGTCAATCCCAAAAAATTATTAAGTATTTTTTCGCGAATATCAGGCATTACTCGGTTGTAAATTATTCCGCCTTCATCCGTCCATTTATCGGAAGTTTCCCAAGCGATGAATACAATTCTTTTTCCTAATTGCAATAAGGCTCTTAAACTATCTAGGATAGTAAAATCAACACGTTGGTAGTCTGCTTGGCTTGGCACTCGGTTATTTTTTCCTTCTCTTCCAAGGTTGGCCAAACAAGCTCTAAATAATTCTGATACATTATCAATAACAATATTGTCAAAAGGTTCAGCCTCACCATCAAAAAGTTCTTTCACTGTTTTTAACCAGGATTCCCAAATTTGATGAGTATCAATCTTGGCAATAGTGATGTTTTTGACTCCTTTTAAAACTTTTGCGGATTTATCAATATTAATGACGAGCGTTTTTCCAGGCAAGTATTTAACAGACGAAGTTTTACCGACTCCTGGATTCCCATAGATGAGATAGCACGAATCATCATTGTTTAAATCAGTGGCTTTAATTAATTCCATTATCTAAACCTCAAACTTTCACTGTAAATTCTTCTGTTTTTTCAAATTTGAAACCATCTACGATTTCGCCATCTTCTGAAACAAGCTGACCGCCATCTTTTACAAATGCTTTTAGCGCCTTTTTATCAACACTCTCGGTCGTTTTAGTCTTAGCTGTGATGAATTTGCCGAACCCTTTTTCTTTAAGTTCTGAAAGCAAATTATCGTCATAAGAAGCATTTTCTTTTTTTGAAAATCGAACACTACCATTGATTGTTTTCTTAGGGCTTTTCGTCTCAAGAGTTAAATAATATTGTTCAGCCAGTCCTTTGAAATAATCCATGTTTTTCTGTTCTTCAGCTTGAAGTTTTAAACGGCGCTGTTCAATTTCATACAATTCGGCATTATATTTTTCTTCGATAGCTTTTCTTGATTCTTCAGCTTGAATTTCATACTCGTCACATTGGATTTGATGTTCTTTATATTTACCAAGTACCCAGTTCAGTTCACTATCATTTTTAACTTTATACGGTTCTTTTTCTTCCGTCATTTAATGTTCTCCGTTTCTATCTAATGCATGCTTTCATTTCTTCGAAAATCTCTCTAGCAGTATCGACATCCTGATTTGTGTACCATTTTGTATATGAACCAGCATGAAGGGTTACCATTGTCCGCCAAGTTTTATAAAGACTTGTACAAGATAGACCAGTTACGATTGCATTTAAGTATTTAAGATGCATGCGGCCAGTTGGTGAGGTAAAGAATTCTTGAACTTCTTCATCCAACTCTTCCCAAGGAGTTTTTTCTCTAGCTACTTTTTTAGGATTAATAAAAGACCTGCGTTCAATCAGTCCTTTATATTCTTCGATTGGGATTGTCACTGTTTTAGTTAAATTAGTATTTTCATCAATGCTCATTTAATGTTCTCCATTTCTTATTTTTGTTGAAACGTGATATAATCTAGATATAAAAATATATAAAGATGTATCACGTCTTAGTCCGCATGCCAGTGCGGGCTTTTTTATTTTGCATTATAATTTGGCATTCCAATTTGATATTCCTTTTTTATAGCGACTTAGTACGTACTCTTTGGCTCGTTCTGCTTCTTTGAGTGTCGTGAAGCTTTGACGATACTCATTATAATTACGCACAATCTTAACTTCGTAGCAAGCAGACCCTTGACTTGGTTGGTAGTAAATGTTTTTTATTCCTGTTGACAAGTTATTTTTTCTTGCTTCGGGTTTCTCAAGCATTTTTCTGCGTCTACTTTCAAGTAATTCTTTCCTCAAACAACCACATGACTTTGTCCTCCTCCTTCCTTTAAGGTTATTTCTAGCAACAATCGTTTCGTTGCCGCAATCACATATACACTTCCAGCGTGTGTTGCGATCTTTAGTAACTTTACCGCTTCGTTCAATCACAGTCAGGCGGCCAAATCTTTGCCCAGTTAAATCAACAAGTTTTGGCATCAGTAAACCTCCAGCAATACTCCACCGCTTCTAAGTGGTGTAAAGTTCATTGTCTTACCTTGATAAAGCACTGTATCAGTTGTTCGTGTGATAATCCACTTAGCACCATCGATTAGAGCAGTTTGAAGCGCAGCATCCGCTTCTCTTGATGTTAAAATTGTATTTTTCATTTTATTAAATTTTCTAGCAGAGCACCGCATTTAATTTCTTTGCAATGAGCTTGATTGCTCGAATGTTTTGTGTGATTAAGTCGTGGAATAGGTCAAACAGGATTTCGCCAGTATCCACTTCTACAATAAATTTGTAGGTCATACAGTGCTGCCTCCTATTTTTTATAACTCTTATAACGAGTTGCTTCTTTCCACTCTACAAACTTTTTGAATATTTCTTTATTGATAAATACAAGTCCGTGAGTTGGATTGAGTACACCTTTTTTAAATTCAGGTCGATCTCTCATTTCAGTAAGCCAGGCTGTTAATGTGCCTTTTGACAAGCCTTTCCAGACTTCCATAAGGTGTTTTTTGTCACACCATTCTGCGTCTTCTGCATTTTCAACAGGCAGATAGGTTATTTTTGCGTATGGCATATTGCATCTCCTTTCTTAACGCAATTTGAAATCATCAATGATTTTAAGAATGACTTGATGTGCTTTTGGTGATTGAAGGTGTCCTGAAAGGATATCAATCATTACATTTTTAGCTACTCCGTATTTGGCTGCTAAACTCATTTTTTCAATTCCTGTTTCTTCAATGAATGAATTAACAAGTTTTAGACCATTGTCACTTGTTGGCATTTTTAGACCTCCGTATATAATTTTGTATAAGAAAAAGTTAGCATTTCAGAACATTAATGTTTGACATATCGTAGAAAAAGTTCTACAATTAATGCATAGTTAAAACACCTAACAAAAGCTTTATAAAACATTCTTGGCGGAGCGTTTAAAGTGCTTTTTATAGGTCTATTTGCTAACCAAAAGGCTAACTCTTATCTACAAAATTAATTATAGAACTTTTGCTACAAATTGTCAATAGTTTTGTCGCTTTTTTTCTAAATTATTTTTTGTGTTATCTATGAAAGGTTGATATTAATGGATTTATACGAAAAAATAAAAGAACTCGCAGCCCAAAAACATACCTCTATTCGAAAAATAGAAGAACAATTAGGTTATGGTAACGGAACTATAAGACGTTGGAATAAAAACAAACCAAACTACGATAAAATACAAGCAGTTGCAAAATATTTTAATGTAAGTGTGGATTATTTACTTGGAAATGAAGAATTAAAAAAGACCAATAAGCCAATTGATTTAAAAAAAGTTATTAGTGAAAAAAAGCCAACCTCTTGGGATGACCCTAGAATAGACTGGAATGAGTGGGTATCTTTTGATGGCGAACCTATCAGTGATGATGTGAAGAAAATGCTATTTGCAATTTACGGCGACAAGCTTACAGACTAATCGGAGGTCTCTATGAATAAACAGGAATTGATAGAGTACCTTCTTTTAGAAATGGAAAAATACAATATTCATATTACTTGTGATGATTGCTTTCCTAAAAATGCTATGGTTAATATCAAAAGAAAGTTGATGATTTATAATCCAACCAAAATATCTGCCTTTAAAATTGCTCATGAGCTTTCCCACGTTATCAATAAAGATATCTGCAGAGGTTCTGAGAATGATACAACAAATCCTCAAGAAGTTAGAGCAAATCGTGAAGCTGTTCTTCTTCTTTGGGAAATATTTGAGGCTAATGGGGGAAGCTACGAATATTTTAATGTGTTTGTGAACATTACTAATGCACCTTTTGAATTAGCAGAATCAATAATTAAAAATGAATATCTCGAAATTCATGAAGCCCTCACTGAAATATTTGAAGATGAAATAAAAGTTAGTATTAATAAGCAACAAATGCACGATTATATTGTAGATTATATTAGCTATTTTGATGTGATTGAAACTGTTAATATTTATCAATTTTTGGATCGTTATCATCTAAGCCATAATTTCTATAATATGGCCGAAAAAGAATTCCGGCTATTATTGGGAACTAATTAAATAAAAAACTACGAGCAACATCTTGAACCTCGTTAAAAGCTAGGTTAGGAAATATAAACATTATGGAAAAGAAAAAAGAATCAAAAGCATTAGCTATTATCGCTTTAATTATTGGGATACTTGCCCTAGTTTTATCATGGGTACCGATTGTCAATAATTTTGCAGCTGTATTGGCAATTGTTTCAGCTATTCTTGGGTTGATTGCAATTATAATAAATAGAAAAAATAAAAAAACATTGAGCATTGTTTCTTTTGTTATATCAATTTTAGCTTTTATTATCGTGTTAGCCACTCAATCAATGTATTCAAGTGCTATTGACAGTGTTGGAAAGAAAGTAAACAGCGATATTTCAAGCTCACAAAAGAAAGCTGATGAAAGTTTTAAATGGTCAAAAGCTGACTTTGATGCTTTGGTAGTTGGAGATACACTAACTGGTGCCGGAGGGACTAATTACGATGGACTTGAAGCTAAATTCGGTAAACCTTCAAATTCGTCTGAATCATCTGCAGGAGATTATACAATCAAAAATATTTCTTGGGATAATATGGGTTCTTCTAATTACAAATCTGTTTCTTTGGCTTTCACAAAACAAGCTGATGGCTCTTGGTTGCTTTCGAACAAATCTCAATCAGGATTAGAATAAAACAAAAAAATCCGCTCAAGTTTGACGACAAGGGGCGGATTTAAACTATAAAATAGTATAAAGGCTTTTAACAAGCTTTTTACTATACCATTTTATCAGAAATGAGGTATAAAAATCAAATGTGGATAGAAGATTTACCAAATGGCAAGTACAAATATTTTGAAAGATATAGAGACCCATTAACGGAAAAATTAAAAAAGGTTTCTTTAACCCTGGATAAAAAAACACCACGAGCACAAAAAATTGCACTTAAAGAATTAACTGAAAAAATAAATAAAATACTTTCTCATAATGAAGGAAGTGATATCACTTTTGTTGATTTATATGATGAATATTATAAGAACTGGTCTCCAACGGTCAAAGCCTCATCACTTCGTGGAACAACAGCAAATGATAATCGTATATTAGAGAAAATCGGTAAAAATGCAAAAGCTAGAAATGTAAATCGCCGGTTAATTCAAGATTTAGTAAACGAGATGATGGACGAGGGTTATGCCTATAGCTACTACAATGGTTTCAAGAAAAGATTCCACTCCATTCTAGATTTCGGAGTTAGGATGGGTTATCTTGAAGTAAATGAAGCCAGTTTTGTAAAAGCTCTCAAAAAAACAAAAACTTTTAATGAAGTTCAGGAAAAACGAGATAGTTATCTTGAATTAAGTGATATTAAAAAAATTCTTTCTGTTCTGAGAATAACTTCAAGAGTTGAGCATATTGCCAATTTTGTAGAATTTATGGCATATACTGGGGCTCGTTATGGTGAAACAGCTGCTCTTACAATTCATGAAATAGATTTGGAAAATGGGACAGTAACAATTAACGGCACTTATGACAGGGCGTTGAAAATAAAAACCACTCCGAAGACTGAGTTCTCTTACAGAACAATAACAATCTCAGAAAACATTAAAAATATAATCCAAGAACAACTTGAGTTATTAGAACTTCATCGTTCTTTGAAAGGTAATGATTTTAATAAAGATAACTATATTTTCTTTACTGTTAATGGTGCTGCGGTTGACTTAGATACTCTCAATGTAGTTGTGAGGAGAGCTGCAGAAAAAGTTGGAATAACAAAGCATATTACATCCCATATTTTTAGGCATTCTCACATTGCTTTACTCGCTGAACTTGGAATACCTCTAAGCGCTGCAATGGATCGAGTGGGGCACACCGACTATAAGACAACTCTTAGCATTTACTCACACGTCACAAAATCTGTTAAGATTGATATTGTTAAAAAACTAAATGAGATTAAATAAAAAAATTCCTCTCAATTACAAGGGGCACTTTTTATTTACAAGGGGCATAATTAACTTTTAGGGGCACAAACACATTATTAATTAATCAGTATGTATCACTAATTATTAACTTATTTATATATGCCCTTTAGTGACCTTTGAAATTATTTTTACAAGATTCAACCAAAAAACATTNCATATTACATCCCATATTTTTAGGCATTCTCACATTGCTTTACTCGCTGAACTTGGAATACCTCTAAGCGCTGCAATGGATCGAGTGGGGCACACCGACTATAAGACAACTCTTAGCATTTACTCACACGTCACAAAATCTGTTAAGATTGATATTGTTAAAAACTAAATGAGATTAAATAAAAAAATTCCTCTCAATTACAAGGGGCACTTTTTATTTACAAGGGGCATAATTAACTTTTAGGGGGCACAAACACATTATTTAATTAATCAGTATGTATCACTAATTATTTAACTTATTTATATATGCCCCTTTAGTGACCCTTTGAAATTATTTTTTACAAGATTCAACCAAAAAACATTGATATAACAACACTATTTTATTTTACCCGATAGAACCTTCCATTGAATAAGAAATCAAACGATTTAATTCAACAGCATATTCCATTGGTAATTCCTTGGTAAATGGTTCAATGAATCCCATGACAATCATATCTGTGGCTTCTTTTTCTGTCAATCCACGACTCATCAAGTAATAAAGTTGTTCTTCAGAAATTTTTGAAACTTTCGCTTCATGCTCTAAGGCAACTTGTGAATTGTGAATTTCATTGAATGGAACGGTATCTGATTTTGATAAGTCGTCCATCAAAATTGTGTCACATTCAATATGAGAAGCTGATTTTTTAGAATTTTTCCCAAAAGTAACTTGCCCGCGATAATTGACTGCTCCACCATTTTTGGCAATTGATTTTGAAATAATTGAGCTTGAAGTATTTGGTGCATTATGAATCATTTTAGCACCTGTATCTTGATTTTGATTTGCTCCAGCAAAAGCGATTGAAAGCATTGTTCCACGCGCTCCTGGCCCATTTAAATGCACAGCAGGATATTTCATGGATACTTTTGAACCAAGATTCCCATCAATCCATTCAACGGTTGCATTTTTTTCTGCAGCCGCACGTTTAGTCACCAAGTTATAAACATTATCTGACCAGTTTTGAATGGTAGAGTAGCGCATGTAGCCACCCTCTTCAACAAAGATTTCAACGACTGCCGCATGAAGTGAGCTCGCAGAATAAGTTGGGGCAGTACATCCTTCAACATATTGAATAGAGGCTCCTTCTTCAACAATAATCAATGTCCGCTCAAACTGCCCTGATTTTTCGTTATTAATACGGAAATAAGCTTGAATAGGAATCTCACATTTGACTCCTTTAGGAACGTAGACAAATGAACCTCCAGACCAGACAGCAGAATTTAAAGCTGCTAATTTGTTGTCAGTTGGCGGAACAAGTTTGCTGAAATATTTTTTGAAAATTTCTGGATAATCACGTAAGCCTGAATCAGTGTCAGTGAAAATAATTCCTAATTTTTCAAATTCATCTTTCATATTATGATAAACAACTTCTGATTCATATTGGGCTGAGGCTCCTGCTAAGTATGAACGTTCAGCCTCTGGAATACCAATTTTTTCAAAAGTATCTTTGATTTCTTGAGGAACATCCTCCCAAGAACGAGCCGCTTTTGCTGATGGTTTTTGATAATAAACGATATCATTAAAATCAATACCAGATAAATCTGGTCCCCATTTTGGCATGTCTAGCTTTTTAAAAGCTTCAAAAGATTTTAAGCGAAATTCTAACATCCATTCAGGCTCGTTTTTAGTTTCAGAAATTTCGCGAATGACTTCCTCGGTCAAGCCTAAACCGGTTGTGAATTCAAGTTCTGCATTATCATGAAATCCAAATTTATATTCTTCGAGGTCTTTGACGACTTCTTGTGTACTATTTTCTGTCAT